TATACTCCAAGGTCTATATCCCCATCAACAGCTGTAGTTAATATGAAAATGAATTATGATACGACTGCAACTCCTTTATGGAATCATGATGGAAGTAATATACCATTGCCTTTGAGCATGCCAAGAGGAACAAAATTCCAAACAACTATCGATGGTGTAACATATCCAATGTTTTGTTCAGCTACTCATACAATTAACTTTGATGCAAGTACAGGTTGGAACTTTTCAAATGTTCAAATTGAACAAGGAACATTATCATCAATTACATATACATATCAAGATAACGTATTTGAGCAATATGTTATTCCTGCCACAAATGTGAACACTGCTTCGATTAAAGTTACTGTGACAGATTCAACGTCAACAGACGCATCTAAAGTTTATTCTTTAAATACAAACATGGTTAATCTTGATGGTACATCAGAAGTGTATTTCTTAGAAGAAGGTAGGGATGCCTTTTACGAAATTAAATTTGGTGATAATATTATTGGTAAGAGACCAGGTAATGGTAATACAGTCACTGTCGAATATGCCACAATTCCATCAGGCACTGATGTGAATGGAGCTTCAGTATTTACTATGACCGATTCACTTAATGGAAATAGTGATGAGACAATTACACTTGTAACTAAAGCTACTGGCGGTGCAGCAAGGGAAACAAAAGAAGCAATTAAGTTTAATGCACCTCTTGCTCACGTATCACAAAATAGGGCTGTGACACCAGATGATTATAAAGCCATTATTAAAAACGAATTTGCCGATATTGAAGCTGTTTCAGTATGGGGTGGAGAAGACCATGATGTACCAGATTATGGTAAGGTCTATATCTCCATTAAGCCATTATCAGCCGAAGTACTCACCGATGCCCAAAAGACCACTATTAAAACAAGTATTTTAAAGCCAAAAAACGTAGTAAGTATCACTCCGGTTCTTGTCGACCCGGAATACACCTATATCGACCTTGAAATATTCTTCAAATATAATCCTAACTTAGCTACAGTAACAGAATCTGGTTTGGCAACCTCAATAAGGAATACACTTGTGACACATAATAATGATGTACTTAAAAGTTTTGGCGGAGTATATAGAGATTCAAATGTTGTCAAAAAGATTGATGATACTAACATTGCTATCTTATCTAATATTACTCGTGTTAAAATGACTAAAAAGATTACACCAGTTCTTGGTACAGCAACTAAATATACGCTTAAGTTTAATCAAGCATTGACTGATTTAGATGCTACTACAGGAACTACTGGCTCTTATGTATCTTCAACTAATTTTACATTTGCTGGCGTTACTGCTAAGCTTAAAGATTATTATGATAGTTCAAGTGATACACGAATTATTCAAATTGTTGATGCAGCTGATTTGGTGTTAGCTACTGATGTTGGTGATGTGAATGAAGAGGAAGGAACAATTACTCTTACTGCATTTCAGCCAACTGCATTACCTACTGGTGCAACTACAATTGATGTGACGGTTAAACCCGCATCATCTGATGTATCACCAACAAGGAACGAATTATTAACTATAAATACATCAACTGCTAAAATCACAGGTGAAGTAGATACAATGGCAACTGGCGGTACAACTGCTGGTATTGATTATACAACGGTAAGTAACTAATGGCAAACGGACTTGGAAAATATAATATATCGTCTTATATAGATGAATTGGTACCAGACCATATAGAAAGTAAATTTCCTGATTTAGTTTCGTTTCTTAAGACATATTCATTATATTTAGAGCGTTCAAATGATTCTGGATTCTATCTTAATGCATTAGATATCCAAAGGGATATTGACTTTGTTGAAGAAAACCTTTTAACTGAACTCCAAAATGAAATTGGTATTGCGGTACCAAGAGACTTTGCTGCAGACCCAAGGATGTTCTATAAGAGGCTTGTTGAATTCTATAAGTCACGTGGTACACCTGAATCTATTACATCATTTTTTAGAATGATATATGACGATGATGTCGAAACATATTTTCCATTTGTAGATTTATTAAACCCTTCAGACGGCGATTGGACAGACCAAACAGCGGCTGTTATAGCTGATAGGACTGGTTTTACACCTAATCATACATTTACATTATCTGGAACACAAGCAAATCCAACAATCATTAGTGGAAATAATGATGCAGTCCAAGCTGCTATATTTGATGACGATGTTGTATTTGTTAATAACGATTATAAAACTCCAGGCACAGATTATACTGAGGAAGTTTATTCAGAATCAGGAGTAACTAAATATAGATTAAATTTTACAACACAATTATCAGATGGTGATGTTGTAAGAACATATGCAAAGGGTTTATTTACCACAAATAATGGATTTCTATCAGATAAAAAGTTTATTCAAGACTCATATTATTATCAACAGTTTTCATATGTATTAAAAACAGGTGCTAATGTAGCTGAGTGGTCAAATGCATTTACACGATTAGTTCACCCTGCAGGGTTTAAGTTCTTTGGAGAGATATTAATATCTATCTTAGCGTTAGACCAAGGAAATACAGAAGCTCAATATGGTAACTTACCATTTGTTGGTAAGATTAACGTAAACACAGGCCCACATCAACATGGACCAACAGTATTCAATAGTCATCTATTAGAAAAATCATATACTCATTTTGCACGAGGAAGTTCAGAATTCAGCATTATAGGTATGCAAAACCATTGGGAAAACATGAAGTTCAGTTATTTAGGACCAAATTCAGATTTTGCTCATTGGACACTACAAGATAGTATAAATAACAATATAAGTACACAATTCGGAATGGGTGGAAATAACTCACTCGTTATAACATAAAAGAGGAAATAAAATGGCAGCAATAATCACAAGTAGATTCAGACTAGATTCAACAAATAAGTTTGTTGAAAGTCTTAGTGATAATCAATTCTATATGGCACTAGGAAGGCCTAACGCATGGACAGACGATGCATCTCCGGACACTCCATATGAAAATGACTATGCATCAAATACTTTGTGGGAAAACATGTTTGCCATGAAACGTATTGATGCTACAGACATTGTTCATAGTGCAAAAAGAAACCTATGGGTTTCTGGTACAACATATCCAGAATATGACGATCAAGATACAAATATAGAAGGCAAAGTATACTTTGTTATTACAGATAATAATAACGTATATATGTGTTTAAAAGCAGGAACAGGAGCAAGTACATATAATCCAGATACTATTGGTGTTCGTACATCAGGTGTTATTGGAACTGGTTCCGATAATGATGGTTATGTATGGAAATATATGTATACAGTTCCAGCAACTGACGTAACTAAATTCTTAACATCATCATTTATGCCTGTAAGATATCTTAAAGAACAACCAGCAGTTGGTTCTGATGCTGGATTAACAAATCAATGGGCAGTACAAACTAATGCAATTGATGGAGCAATATATAACCTTAAGATAACTACTGCGGGCGTTGGATATACATCAGCACCTACAATAACAATCACAGGTGATGGTTCAAATGCTGCAGCAACATGTACAGTATCTGGTGGAGCAATTAATAGAATTGTAATGACCAACGTTGGCTCAGGATATACTTATGCTAAAATTACATTAACAACATCAGGTTCATCTACAGCAGCGACATTAAGACCAGTGATTGGTCCAGCTGGTGGTTATGGTGCTAACCCTACTAACGATTTAAGAGCTCATTATGTCACAGTTAACACTACATTCACGGGTGATGAGTCGGGTGCAATACCTGATTCAAATGACTTTAGACAAATAGCAGTCGTAAAGAATCCAATTAAGAGTGGAGCAACTGCAAGTGCTACGGTGACAGCTACTGGTTCAATGGTTGTAGGTCAGTTTTATAAGATTTTAACAATAGGTACCACTACTGATGTGTTATGGAAAACTGCAGGTACATCAGATAATCCAGTTGTTGGTGAGGTATTTAAAGCTATTGCCACAACAGTAACTGGTTCAACTACAGGCACAATTGCTGGAGTTGCAGAAGCAAGTGCATATAA